ATTTGTATTTCATTAATAATTTGTTATTATCTTTTTATGATTATTCAGTTTTTTAGGAAGGTGCAAAGAAACTTTTTATCCCCTTTTGAATTACTCCGACTAATAGTATCTTCCGAGGGCTTTCTGAATAGTTATATTTTGGTTGTGGGGGGTAGTCTTTTTTCCTCCTTTTCTTTTTACAATCTCCCCCCATTACCGAAAAATTTGACATCTAATTAATTTTCCCCTAAAATAATTTTAAATAATAAATCTAACATATGTTAGAAGAAATGAGGTAAACATGGCAAAGACCATTGAAATAGAGGCAGAACAACACGAAGAACAAATTGATTCTACGTTGTTAAGTCTCATTGAGGATAACATCACAGAGATAAGAAATAGTGAGAATAGTAATACAACTATCAAGCTAATTGAGTATGTATCTCAGAATGTTTTTCCTAAGTTCAAGAACAAAGACAAAGACAAAGAGATAAAGAGCGTTAGAAAATATCTTCTAGCCGTCTATCCTTTTGATGATTCAATCGGAGTATCGAGAGGTGCTTACGACATGATGAATCAAAGAGTATCAAAAGGTGGTCATTTAGTATTCAAGAAAAGAATTACTATTGATAAGGATAAACTCTTAGATAAAAAAGGTGATAGGATTGTTATCTCTAAGCTAGATGAGTTGCATAATAAATTCATTGACAAGAAACCTAAACAGATTGAGGTTGTTGATGAGCCAATTACTATGCCACAGAATGATGAGGATTATACTCCTAGTTCTGATTTTAATGAGATTTCCGATTCATACAGTAGAGCAGATTCGTTAATGGAAATGTTAAGTTCTTTGATGAGTTTGACTGACGCTGATTTTTCGGCTATCTTAGAAGAACATGATTTACAAGTATTCGTTAAAGAGAATGGGAAACCCCTCCAACATCTCTTCGATAGGATATTGGAATCAGGGAAGCAACAAAGCAAGGTTGCTTAACTTAGGTCAAAGTATGTGTGGTCCTGTCCACATCACTTCGGTGAGAGGAATATCACTTAATCTCTGTTGCAAGTGGATTATGCACAGAGTTCTTTGGCAAATACGGGGGATTGCCCTTTGCTAGTCATGGTGTCTGCAGTCCCCCTAACTACAGTAAGGAGTAAAAAATGAGTGTAGTTAATTATGCTAAAACTATTAATTCGGTTTATAAAACAAAATCGGTGGATAGTTTTATTTATATAGACGGAAACAGACCTTTAAAACCTCACTTTAAAAAGATAAAAGAATCTATTAGAAAGTATGGACAACAAGAGCCTATTCTTGTGCAAAAAATTACGGGTGGTTATTTTGAAATCCTCAATGGACAACACAGACATAAAGCAATTTCAGAGTTGTTAAAAGAGGGTTGGAAGGGTGGATTAGATTATATTATAACTGATAAGCCTACAAAAGATATTAAGTATAAACTTGCTACCATACAAAGCACGAACACGACAGGAAAAAATTGGTCTTTTAGTGATATCATAGAATCAAGGTGCAAGTATTCAAATAATCCTGATTCTTATATTTTTTTAAATAACCTAATTAATTTCGGCGATTCTAAACTTGATAATATATCAACGACTATTGCACTAAGATTAGTAAGTAATCGAGCATTCGGTGAAATGCAATATGGTGGAACTAATGTTTTAAGAAGAGAGGATGATTTAATTATTACTCCCCACACTTACGATATGTGCGTTGCATTTTTAAAACAAATGATTCGTTCCCCCTTAGATAGAAGACAATCAGGTCTTACTTTAAGTAATGGAAAGGCTATTTGGAATTGTGAGTATTGGATTCGTGCTTGGTTTTCATTAAAAAATAATGAGCCTAAATTTAAAAGGCAAAAGTTTTTTGAAAAATTTAAAAAGTATGGAAATGACTTGTATAGATACTCAAATACTAAACAAGGCAACATAGATTGGATGATTAAAGTATTTAATTATAAAACTAATGCTTTGGAAAAAATTAACACCGACAAATATGGTGATTAAAAAGTTTAAAGCTAGACACAGTAGCGTGGACTGTCCGACTACTAGATTAGTGATTTCACTAATGACAAGGGATTAGCTTTAAGAATGGGTAGAAAAGAGTGTGCGTGGCTACCCTTAAATACTAGTTAAAAAAATCCATGCTATACGGCTTGGGTAGTGCCAAGGGGATTTTCCCAAAACTACCCACTACGAATACGGCTAGGGTAGTGCCGAGCAGTGAGATTCTGTCAAAACTACCCACTACGAAAGGATATACCATGTTAGAAGTATCAAAAACTAAATTAAAAATTATAGCCTACAGATTACGAGACGCAGAAAAGATTCTGAGTTCCATGCAACAACAAATATTTGATATACGAATGAAAGAAGTTGAGTTGATTGTTAAACAAGCCAATCAAGATTTATTAAACATACTAGAAGGAAATGATTTAAGAGATGTCGAAAAAGAAATCGAAAGATTACAAAGAAGTCTCACAAACTGAAAAAAGAATCCAAGAACTTTTAGAGCAAGGATTCATTGAAAGGGTTAAATCAAATGGCTCTGCTTATTTTGTTATCACACAAAAAGGTTTAGCCCTTTACGAAAAACTATCTCAATCCACAATTACTTTTGTTCCTGACTTTGATGTGGATGACGAGCCTACAAAACACTAATTCCCCCATACAAACACACACGAGGGTTTTTAAAACCCCCTGTATGCCTCTTAAAACGGTTCAAAAAACCTTGATTATGCTACCTTTTTGAGTTTTTCAGCTTTGAACTTTTCAAAAGCCCACTCCCTGTCATTTGGTGCATATTCGACTTCCACAAATTTTCTGATGCCATTTTCATTGTCATTATGCTGATAAAACATATTAAGAAAAAAGCTGATAGATTTCTGAGTAATACCAAAAGCATTCATAATTTCACCTCCCTTTAAATTTATAAATCAATATCTATACAAAAATTACAACACTTAGATTTTTGCTAATTTGACAAAGCAGTAGTTCCTATCTAACATAGGTGAGATGAGATACAAAGTTTACACACATAAGATTAAGATAGTGCATTACTTGATAGATTCAGATAACGAAGAATCTGCAAAACAAATGGCTAAAAAGTTTGTATTGAAGGAGACAAGGCAAGTTCCTAAATTTGCATTCAAACGCAAGTATGTTAAAATAAAGAAAATACAGGAGTTAAAACATGACACAGAAAAAACAAACTAAAAAAAGTTGGGCTGAAGAACATTTAATAATTGAATGTGAAGGTCTTAGTAAGAAACAAAAGGATGAACTTAGAGATAGAATCATGGAAAAGGTAGCTAACAAATTTGATAAGAGAGGAGTTAAAAAATGAGTTGTTTACAAAACGACATACTATTAGAACAATGGTATGAAGAAGCATTAGCAGAAACATTAAAAGAATATAAAGATGTAGCTAGGGCAGAAGAAGAAGCAGAAAAAATAGCAAGAGAAAGATTAGAAAATGAGGGCCAATAATGGGACAAGTTAAAGAACATCTACAACAAGAATGTGAAGACTTTATTGGTGAAGTAGAAGAATCAATTAGAAAAGGTAAACTTACACATACACAGGCTTTTGCTTATGTATGGGAAAATCCTAAACATAAGAACTTATCATGGGATTTATGTGGGTTTGATACAGAATATTGGTCAACATTAAAAAGTGATATTATATCATGGATAGAAAGTATTGAGGTAGATAATGGAAAATAAATACATAGTTAGAGTTAATGTAACTTATACTAAAAAATATTATGTAGTTGCAGAATCAGAGCAAGAGGCAGAAGAAACATATTTAATAAATGGTGTTAGTTCTAATTTGAATGAAACAGAAATAGATAGAGAAGTGCTTAGTGTGTTAACTATGGATGAGGATTCTAAACATGTTGGATGATAGAACTGTATTAATTATTTGTGGTATTATAATACTTTTTGTATTCTTTTACGTTCTGTTTACTGCTGAGGATAGCGATGATGATTCAAGCTCGTGGTAAGATAGTATGTAGGGGTGGGGAGGGAAATTAGATGTTAACATGTATATTAAATTTGTCAAATGGATTATAGACATCAATTAGAAATAGTAAAAGAACTTCAGGTTGAGGGAACAAGAAGGCTAGACTGTCCCTTTTGTTTAAATAGAAATACATTTGATATTACCAATAAAGATGGAGTTTTAATGTGGAACTGCTTCCATGCTAGTTGCACGGCTAAAGGCAGTAGTGGTAGTAAGTTCTCAAGAGAAGATGTAGAAAATTTTATATCTCAAAAGAAACAATTACATAATCATAAATTTGTTATGCCTAAAAGTTTTGTTAATTACGCAGTTCATCCTAAAGCTAGGGCTTACTTAGATAAATATGGAATAACTAATACAAATGCTAGAGTTATGTATGATGTTAAACAAGAAAGAGTTGTTTTTTTAGTAGAGAATCAAGGGGAAGTGGTGAGTGCCACGGGCCGTGCTTGTGGGAACTTTCAGCCAAAGTGGTTTAAGTATAGTAAATCAGATGTTCCTTTTATTACAGGCAATAATAAAGATATAGGAATAATAGTAGAAGATTGTGTAAGTGCTTGTGCCGTTGAAACTAGATGTGGATTCACGGGCATAGCTTTACTAGGAACAAGTTTACAAGATAGCTATATAGAACATATAGTTAATAGTGTAAAAAATGTTGTGGTTTGTTTAGACAGAGACGCAACAAATAAATCAATAGACATCAAGAATAAATTAGAATCAAAGGTCAATACTTATGTTTGGATGTTGGACCTAGATTTAAAATCCTATGAAGATGTCGATATGAAGAAGTGGAGTGATAAAATATGCAAGATGATTTCATTATGATTCTCTCTGTTATATTTATTGTGGTTGCTTTTATAAGCTACATTTTTGTATTCGGTGGTTTATAATGGGTAGTGTTTTAAAAAAGAAAAAACATAAAGGCCGTAGAAAAATAGGCAGTAAGAAACGCAGAGCAAGACGCAAACGTAGAAGGAGATAGTATGGGTGTTAGAGGAGGCCGAGGCAGAGGTGATACTGTAAATAGTTTTAATGCAAGAGACTTTATCAGTATCGAAAATTATGATAAAAATGAACCAATATATTTACGTATTCCGAAATGGGTACAACAAACTTTGAAATCAGAATTAAGTAAACATCAAACAGAAAACTTTGAGACTTACAATTCTGCAGTTGGAGTAAAAAGAATGTTAGAAACTAAATTTATTAAATTAGAAAGGAAAAGAATAGATGAGTGGTTTAGAACACATGAGAAGCACTACTAATAAATTTTATGAGAAAGTAGAGGGTGAATATATCCTAGACTTACAAGGAATAGAGACCCATTGTATAGTTAATTCTGATAGGTATGATGACATATACAAGAAGCCTACTATCTCTTACCATTTTACATTTGAAAATTATAAGCTAAAACAATTAGGCGATGATGACCTACATACATATGAGCCTACGAAAGTTTGCCCTACGAGTGGGGTGAAAATGGTTAATTTTAAAAGAAAGCCTGAATATAGATTGCCTTTTAGTGAGACAGGATATAAGTCCCACTTTTCAGGGTTTATAGACATGAGTAGCATGAACTTTCTTGGTGCTGATGATGTAGTTGTAGAGGTTAGTAAATGGATGATGATAGATGCAGGAATAAAAAGAAAGAAATATTTCTGCACGAAAAGATTTGCAGATGTTCCTATTGTCAGTATAATAAAAAAGATATGAGATTTGTTTTTGTAGTATTATTATTTATGACAGGATGTAGTTATGGTTTTAAAACTAACAAGGACAATAAAAATAATCTAGTAGCTAAGAATCAGCCCGTTGTGGACAATAGAGAAATAACAGTTGAAGAACTTGGGGAACTACCAAGACTAGAACAAATCAAATTAGAAATGCAGGAAAGGTTGGCAAAAATAAAAAATGAATAGATATTATATACAAAGATTAAGTGCAGAGACATGCGAGGATGTATTAAAAAAATATAATCCCGATAACAAACAAGATGTAATCATCGTGAGAATGTATGATGAGCCTTTTGATTTAAAAGTTAAAATCAGAGAGGCAATGTCGGAGCAAGAGTTTGAAACTTTTAGAAAGTTAGTAAATGGTAGTGGTGAGTTCAGAGATATCATAGACATTATCATGAAGAAAAAAGAGCAAGAAACTCAAGAAGTTATTATCAACAAACAAGCCGAAGAAAACAATCAGTAATCTAACATATGTTAGAAAAGAGGGAGAGGGTCTTGCCTGAGACTAATGGGAATGTTCGTAAATATTTATTAAAGTCTTTACTAAATAAAAAGTTTTACAACAAATTTCAAAAATATAATTTAGGAGATATTTACAATCATAATATCTATAAGTGCATAGATTTAATCTACAAGCATGACAAAGAATTAGAATCAATATCTACAGAATACCTTGCTGATTTTTATGAAAAACAATACGGCTCACGTATGGGATTTAATCAGTTAAGTGGTGATAAAGATATTATTTTTGGATTAGATAAAGTAAAAGAGCCAAACGAAAAGACTGTAGATTACATTTTAAATCTTACTCACAAACAAAAGAAGGCAGAAGAACTTACGAAGAAAAGTTTTGCTCTGGTGAATAACCCTGATAAATATGACTTTTCTGAGATAAAAACCTTTGTTCAAAATATTGGTGGAGTACAAAAAGAGTATGAAAGCAAAATGGACAGAGTGGATTTAGACCCACTACAATTAATTGAAGACGAAGAGAAATACGGCAATGTCAAATTTAATATCAAAAGATTACAAGACGCTACACACGGAGTGGGTGGTGGTAATTTTGTAATTGTTTTTGCTAGACCTGAAGCAGGGAAGTCAGCTTTTTGGATTAGTCTAGTTGCTAATAAAAATGGTTTTGCAGAACAAGGTAAGAAGTGTCATGCATTTATTAACGAAGAACCTGCAAAGAAAACTTATGTCAGATTAATTTCTTGTTGGACAGGCATAGTGAGAGACTTAATTAAAGAAAGAATAAATACAGTAAGAGCAGAGTGGAGTGTAATAAAAGATAATATTTTTGTTTACGATTCTGTTGATGTGAGCATGGATGTTTTAAACAACTACTGTGAAGAGAATGAAGTTGATATAATTATTATTGACCAATTAGATAAAATAAATATTCGTGGTAATTACAATGCACAACATGAAAAGTTAAAAGAAATATATAAACAGGCAAGAGAGTTAGCTAAAAGAAATAATGTTCTAGTGATAGGAATTAGTCAGGCAAGTGCTGAGGCACACAATCAACAAAGAGTAGATTTTAATTGGTTAGATAATTCTAAAACCGGAAAGGCGGGAGAGGCCGATTTAATTATAGGAATAGGAAAGCCTAGAGATTCTGATAAAGATTATGATAGGTGGCTATACTTATCTAAAAATAAATTAACAGGGGAACATGTCGATATTGAGTGTTCACTAAATCATACATTATCGAGGATAGAATAAATGGATAAAAAAAATTTTTTAAGAGTTCTTTCGCTAGGTGCGGGAGTTCAATCTACTACGTTAGCTTTAATGGTAGAGAAAGGAGAGATACCCATGGTTGACTGTGGTATTTTTGCAGATGTAGGAGCAGAACCTAAAGCAGTTTATGAACACCTTGATTGGTTAGAAAAACAATTATCTTATCCTATATATCGAGTGCAATGGAGAAATTTAAAGGATGACATAATTAGTGCATCCAAAGGTGAGTATAAGGCTTTTACTGCACCTTTCTATACAAAGAATATGGACACAAGTAAAAAAGGAATGCTTCGTAGACAATGCACAGGGGACTACAAAATTAAACCTATAACAAAAAAGATTAGAGAATTATTAGGATATTCCAAAGGGCAAAGAGTTAAGCCTGATACAAAGGTAGAATTAGTGATGGGCATTTCTTATGATGAAATGCAGAGAATGAAAACTAATCAATTAAAATACATAGAGAATCAATACCCACTAGTTGAAAAAGCAATACGAAGAAAGCGTTGTATTGAGTGGATGGAAGAAAATAATTTTCCTAAACCTCCAAGAAGTGCTTGTACATTTTGTCCATATCATTCTAATGAGGAGTGGAGAAAAATAAAACAGAATAAAGAAGAATGGGAAGAGGTTATAAAATTAGATAAGATGATTAGGAATCAAGAACAACATAAAGAAAAAAATAAAAGCGTTGCAAAGGTAAAAGATAATTTGTTCTTACACAGAGATTGTGTTCCGATAGATGAAGTGGATTTAAGAGAAGAAGACGATAAGACAGGCCAATATTCTTTATTAGATGAATGCGAAGGGATGTGTGGAATTTAATGATGTCAGTTCCTTTAACTTTAAAACAAGCTAATGAATTTGTCACTGAACACCATAGGCATAATAAAAAATGTCAAGGTCATAGATTTAGCATAGGTGCTATGCATGAAGGTGAAATAAAAGGTGTTGCTATATGTGGAAGACCTTTAGCTAGAAGGCTAGATGAACAATTTACCCTAGAAGTTTTAAGGGTATGTATTAAAGACCCCCCATTAAAAAACTGTTGTTCTTTTTTATATGGAA